TTATATTTCATAAAAAACACCCCAAAAGTGTCCAACTTTTGGGGTGCAGTACAGCCGCAACATGTCGTAGATGGGCGGGACGAAATATTCGTGGCTGTTGCTGCCGGCCAGATTACCTGAAAATGCGGTCAGAAAGCCTACAGTTCCGGCTGAATCCTTCACGACCAGCACCCCGAACATTTTACCCGCAGAGAGTTCTTCGGTCCACTCTTTCCGTTCGCACAAGTAGGCTTGCAGCTCCCGGGCCGCTAATTCGCACAGCGGATGCGGAGTGTAGTGGAATGGGTTGTTGAGCCGCGTCGGAAGCGAGAACGAAGCGATGGAGTGTCGGAAACGATGCAACATGGGGACTGTCTGCGGATTCGGGTAGTCGGACCGAAATAATATTTCGGGAAAAATGGCCGGAGTCGGTTGCCGAGACTTCGGAGTAGTTTGTTATCGTTCCGTTTCAGGGCCGATCGGCAGGGAGTCGATCGGTTTTGTGACGATGCTATCGACCACGAATTTCGAGAATCCCCGCCAGGGAAGCGCTCCGAAATACTCCTTGTAGTGGAGTTCGATGTTTTTGCCGCCCAGCAGCATCAGTTTGCGGGCGAGCGCTTCGTTTTCGACGGAAAATTCGAATTCGTAGGATTGGATCGTGCCGGCCGTTTTGGACCGTATGCCGGATTGGATCAGCTTGCCTTCGTAGGTTTTGAAGACGAGCCCTTTATAGACGACATAGTTCAACTCTCCGCTTTTGACGCCCTCGCCGAAGACGAAGAAGAAGCGGATGTAGAGGAATGCGGTCAGGGCGACGATAAGTAATACGGTGAAGACGATCCAGCGTTTTTTCATGCTTGCGGCGATTTGTTCCGATGCAAAAATAATCATTTAATCCGATTCCGGTCTTCCCTTCGTATTTTTTCCGGGAACCGGAGCGGAAGGCCGGGAAACGCTTGCGGGGGCGAATCGTCTGTCCGGCGGCATAGTCCGGGGTGCTATTCCTGCCGACCGTTTTGCTGCAAATACACAATGTTATAAAAAAAGAGTTGCATTGCTGCAACTCTCTCTCATTCTGTGGTGCCACCGGGAATCGAACCAGGGACACAAGGATTTTCAGTCCCATAATTATATTTTTGAATAATTATGTGTTGTTTGAATTTTTATATGAAAATCAATGTTTTAAGCTTCCAAATGTGGCGATTTTATTTTGTTTATTTTTATCTATTTTTGTTTGTTTTTGTATTTTTGTGTCGAAATTGTGTGTTGAAATAATAATTATCCTATCAAATGAACTATTCAAAAGACGGAATAACAGTTGCGCCCATAATAGATACGAGTCATCCGAAAAAGAACGGAAAGTGCCCCGTAAAAATTCGTGTAACCTATCGCCGGGATCGTCGCTATTATCCGACGGGCAAAGACCTTACCTTGGATGAGTGGGAAGGTCTGACTACAACGAAGGTTCGCGCCCTTGTGGCCGTTCGTAAAGATATAGAAAGCAGTTACCAAATTGTTCGTGGGGTTGTTGAGGAATTGGCACGCGACGGTATTTTTTCATTCGATAGCCTCAACAAGCGATTGAAACGTTCGGGGGTTGATACTCTTAACCGTGCATTTGCGGCTAAAATAGCGGAATTAAAAGAGCAGGATCGTATCGGGTCAATGCTGGTTTATAATGTTGTTATACAGGGATTGGAGCGGTTTGCCGGGGATCGTATTGCTCTTGAATCTATAACGGTGGATTGGGTAAGACGTTATGAGCGCTTTCTACTCGGAGAAGGTAAGAGCCGTACAACGATCGGAATACACATGCGCCATTTACGAGCCATATTGAACGATGCTTGTCGATGCGATGCGATTAAACCCGCGCAATACCCGTTCGGCCGAGGGAAATATGAAATACAGGCCGGTGAGGGCCGTAAATTGGCTTTAACGCTGGAGCAGATCGGGCAGATCGCCCGCTATGAGGATGGGAACGAAGCAACGGCCAAATACCGGGATTATTGGCTGTTCCTCTACTTGTGTAACGGGATCAACGTCGCCGATTTCGTGAAATTGCGGTATCGTGATATTGTGGACGGTGAAATCTGTTTCGTGCGTCAAAAGACCGAGCGCACGACTAAGACCCGTAAGGAAATCCGGGTCGCGGTAGTTCCCCAGATGCAAGCTATTATCGACCGCTGGGGTAATACTCCAGCACCGAATAACTTTATTTTCCCAATTCTCGACGGGTCGGAGGATGCGGTGCAGAGCCACGCTAAAACAATAGCCGCTACCGGGTTAATCAATAAACGGATGCGGATGATCGGGGAGCAGCTCGAAATTGGGAACATATCGACCTATACGGCGCGTCATTCGTTCGCTACGGTGTTGAAGCGTGCCGGGGCGAATATCGCCTACATATCGGAAAGCCTCGGCCACCAAGATCTGAAGACGACGGAAAACTACCTTGCCAGCTTCGAGCGAGAGGAACGAGAGAAAAATGCTGCATTACTGACGAATTTTTAATACGATTATTTGCATAATGCGCCGCAGTGCAGTACCTTTGTCATATCGTGTTATTTTAGTTGGAATGATCGGCGGGGCACATCTTATTTCCGTCGGTCATTCCGTTTTTACTGCATTTCTCCTCTTGGATGTGGTGAATAGCAACAACCTCACGCCTAACCGACGCACTATTTCGCCGGACAAAGGGTGTTTCATTTTGGAACAGTGCTTACAGTGACGGAGAGAATGTCCGCCAAATGGACGATGAAACCTGGTGTTAATAGATTTTGCCTTTCCTGTTTCACCTTGCGAACGATGCTATTCTTGCTTTTGTAGTTTATAGGCGTGCACGATGCCTCATACTTTGCCTCAACTCCTTATGCAACACCTTGCAACTTATTCCCTACGTACTGCGCTTTTGCCAAGAGTTATACGGCATCGCGATTGATGAACAGCGAATCATTGAAGTGTTTTTTGTTTTCCCCTATGAAATACGGCAAATTCTTCGCCTTTTCGATTCTTTCGGTGTTGTCCTCGACCCATCGTTTGAAGTTGTCGGGCACATCCTTGACCTCATTCAGCGGTTCCTCCCAAAAATCCCTATCCGTGCCCTCGTTGGCTATAATTGGCACTGCATAGCACTTGCAGTTCGGGTGCCACCCGATGAATTTGAAAGATTTCGGATATTTTCCCTCCATTGCGTCACATATTTCCAGCGGCGCACGCCCTTTTTTGAAGCGCGGATACCAGAACTTTGCCAGCCACTGTACGTGCGATTTTGATGTTTTTACCTCATATCCGACAATAAAATCAAGTTGTTGCCAGCGGATACTGTCGGCTTCACGATAAGCGCTGTTTATTTCGGTGCGAGCCATACGCATAGCATTCTGATAAGATGACCGGTAAACGCCTTGCCCAGGGTGATAAGCCTGCGCCACTTTCGACAGGGTAAGATTGCCGAACGCATTTCGGACACGTCGAAATAGTTTGTCCGGCTCATTCAGATAGACGCGTACATCACGGCTTATATCGGCAGCGCTTCGGCCTTCGCTGATACCTATAGATAAGGATAATTCTATGTGCCGTTCGAACTGCTTGGCGATACTCCAAACTCTTTCGGATAAATTATGCCCGTAAGTTGTTCTACGTTGAAATGCCTCAAGTGCACCGAGATTGTGAAGCATCCATCCTTTTTTCGGATTGTCGAATAGTTGTTTTACCCATGAATCGTTCTTGTCGTTGGCAAAAAACCATTCCGAAGTGATCCCCGCTGTAATTATAGTGGACAACTTATTTCGGAATGAAGATAACGAGGCATCGGCTTGTTTACTACGGCTTTTGTTTGATGAGAAGGCGAACAATCGCCCCGTATTGGGTTGATATTTATATCCCATTCCCAGTCGAATCAATTCATCCGAGGCCACATCATACAAAGCCTCTATCTGTCGTAGATATTCTTCGACATGCGTTTTGTGCTGTTGCTCCCATTGGGCGGCTTTCAAATTCAATCCGGGCATCGTTTCGAATTAGAATGTTGGCTCTATAATATTGTTCATAGATGCCTCTGCCTTCGCTTGCTTTATTCGCTCGATTTCAGCGGTAACATCATCGGCCGTTCCCATTAGTTCAACGCCCTTTTCCAGCGACATAACGCCATCCTGCACAGCACGGCCTATAGCCGCCCAACGTGCGGTGACATCTTCATTGAACGGTTCGGCAAATTCGTGTTCTATTTTGAGCGCAGCCAAATCAGGACGCAAATGAATATGGGTTACATTCATCATAATAGCGAGAATAAGATTTTTCTCCCTATCTACGGCTATGTCGTATATCTCTTTATTATTTTCGCGCTTGATATATCCCAGTACCATCGCGCGTTTGATCGCTTCGCCCGACAAAGTTCCCAGCCCAGCCATTTTCTCGGGTGTAAACTCGGGCGTGAAAGTGTCGAACAAGATGGACTGCGCGAGGTCTTCCTTTTCCCGTTGCTGCGTCTCGGAAGAGGTCGGTGGATTGATGTACTCGAATTTTGAATCCGCTCCGGTCATCCGAATCATTTTCCCGGGCTTGTCGGCTCGACCTTTCAAAAAATCTACGACATCGCCCGTTGCTGCGGCGATAGGGTCTGCGAAATAGTTATTTGTGTCGGATATTTTGCTGTCTATATCCTCCTCGCGGTCTATGCGGGGGTTGAGGCCTCCCCACGCTTTATCCTGTCGGTAGTAGATAACATTGATTTTTCCGGTTGGATTGGGAGTTGCAATAACCTCCCAATTAAGAGATCCTCGTTTGCATCGGTAGATCGTATCAGGTGTTTGAATATCGAAATGCTCGATAGTTGATGTCCCCTCTTTAAGGTAGTACCCATACCCGAATGCAATGAGGTTCTCGTATAGGTCGAATAATGGACGTAGGGTGTATCCTTTCGACTTGCAAATTACCACAACTTTTACCTGCGGTTGGAAATTCTCGTCCCGATAGATGTGGTAGAGCTTGGCACATTCAGTTTCTGCTCCCGCAATGCGTTTTGCTTTACGCATGGAAACGTTGAATCGTGTATCTTGCAAAAATTGATTATATGCTTCGAAAGCCTCGTCCGAACCTTCGTTGTTCACCTTCTTCCATCGTATCGGATTCCCGAGCAGAAAGAATAGTTCCACCTCATTGATGTACTTCTGTCGTGCACGAGGCAACTTCTCGGTACGATAAGGCTCCTGGCCTTTCCGCATCTTATCGGCCTTTCGCATAATACGGTGGAGTTCGGGGTTATATTCCTGAATCGCCTGCAAAACCTCCGTATCGCGATTCTGCATAAGTGTTTGAGCCTGTGTAATGTCTTTGTCCTTGATAAGCGTAAGCAGATCACGTTCTGCACCGGTTGCATTCAGATATTTATTGCGTATCGCATTGAGTAGGTTGTCTATAAATCCCATATCCGTACTTTTTACCAAATTCCTAAATCCTCTTTGTCTAAATCTTCTTCATTGTTGAAATACCCCCGCTTTTCGATTACTCCGGTCAGGGCATCTTCGGCGTCGTCATGGCTGTTGAACTCCTGCTGCTTACGGTATGATTTGACATGCGAGGCGAACTCCGGCCATTTGTGCTCCCATCCGGTCGGAAAATAAATAAGGTTTTGCACTTCATTCGATCGCGTGAAAATACGCACCCTTTTGTTGGCGGTCTGCGTAAATGGGTTGAACGATGTAAAGTTGTTACCGATTATTCGGCACTGCGCCTCAACATTGCGCCCGAAAGACCTGCCGCCATTGTTGCTCTCGACGTAGCAGATCTCCGTCTTGTTTCGGGACAGCATCTCGGCTGTTGCCGGCTCGGTATATTCCATCGGTTTCTGTGTATATAAAATGTCCGTCACGAAATTGCCGATGGGAGTTTCCGTATAGCAAATAGAACACAGATAGTCACTGCCGGTATCAGCGGTATCCGTGTAGTTCTTTCGCTTCATAGATGCTGCATATGGAATTATGTCGTATGTCTTAAACTCTCCATACATCAAACCTTCCAGCGGCTTCGGGTTCTGCATATATTGCGTTTCAAAGACAAATGAGTTCGATCTCTCGATTTTGTGCAGTTCCTCCAGCGTATGCTTAAATTCCCAGAGAGGCTGTTCCTGTCCGTTTTCGTCATGCCAGATGCAGGGCAACGAAAGTACCGTCCATTCCTCCGGCTCGATCTCCTGAAGATAGCCGCATAGATCGTGCTCATGGAGCCGTTGCATAATGATTATGATAGGCGTATTGCGCGAGTTCACGCGGTTGCGGATAGTCGATTCAAAGCGATTGTTCACCCGCTCGCGGATCGTTTCGGATAGTGCATCTTCCGGTTTGATCGGGTCGTCGATAACAATAGCTCCCGCAAAATCGCTTTCCCACGCAGGAATAAAATCACCCATTTCGCGCCGCTCCCTATACGGATCATTTACTTGACCTGCACCAAATCCTGTAACCTGTCCTGCTGCACTTACTGCATACAGTCCGCCTCCGACGGATGTATACCACTTTTTAGCATTCTTGCTTTCGACGACTACTTCAGGGAAAAGCCGCTGGTAGTAGTCTGATTGTACCGTTTCATTGATCTCTTTCGAGTTGTCGAGAACAAGATCATCGGAGTATGATAGGTGTATGAACTTACTGCGGGGGTTTAACGCCAGCCCGTAGGCGATGAAGTTCTTAGAGACAAGTTCGGTCTTGCCATATCGTGGCGCAATATTGATAATAAGACGCTTTATTTCGCCACGGACGACTTTGTCAAGAGCTTCGCATATTTTGCGATGATGATCGCCGACAATAAACCGCATCCCCGTCTTATGCTTGAACATGTAACGGGTGAAATTCAGCATACCGGAAAGACAGAAGGTACGCTCTATGTCTATGTCGCGAATCGGAGTAGTGCGTTAATACTCTTCGTTAAGTTTTAACCCATATTGTCTTGCCTCTTCGGGAGAGAGAGTGCGAGGTGGAATAAGTTCGGCACCATCTGCTCCTGTAACCTCTTGACGTTCTACATATCCCCGTTTTTTTCCGCGTGTTTTGAGAGTGAAAATGATCGCTGTTTCGGAGGGACGTTCGATCCAACCGGCAAATCTCTTTTCGCCGTTCTCGTCCTTTTCGATGGCTGGAACGCCGGCAACCAGTTTGCGGAGGTTGCTTTCGGCAAGATCGAGGAAACGTTCGCGGGAATCTTCGAGGGCCTGCTTGAACTCGGGATCATCATTGCACCAAGCATAGACAGTAACTCTATCCACTCCGATGTGGGCGGCAATATCGGATAAAATGCCGCCGCAAGAATTTGCAATCTTGCGGAATGTCGCAATATTAGGCTTTTTACTCGGAGCACCCATTTTTTATAGTGTAAGGTTTGTGAGGTTATTCCACCCGTTCAACCATATCGGCGAACGTCTCCCCAGGGATGATTTTATCATCCGGGCCGAACCCAAATCGAAGCATGAACGACGATTTTGCCCGATATGACTTGAAATTGATCATTACATAGGATTCGATGTCTTCGGCCTTCTGCTCTGCCTGTTGCCTAATTTGTTCTTTCATCTCTTTAACGGCCGCTTTTCTTTCTTCGAACGGCCGCTGCACTTCCTCGAAATCATCCAGCGTATCGGCCAGCCCTGAGTTCACTTCGTCTTGCATGACGGATATACCATATATGTTCATGTCTGCTTCGGAAAGGCCTGCAGCTTGATAATCTATTTCCGGCACGAGCACTTTCATCTTCTCCATGTCAAACTCACCCATTGCGGAGGGCGAGTTCATGAAAATATTCTGTTCGCGCTCGGTCTTGTCGTCCAACTCTACCGCCTCTACTTTGATCTCATAATTCGTTTCGGGCGTACCATCGTAATTGTTGATGATGTCGAGCGTCTGCACGCGCTTGTGTCCCGACACAAGATAGGATGAACGTCGATTCCATACGATACCTCCCAGATAGCCGACAGTCTTGAAGTTCTTTTTGAGTTTCTTGATGACTTCTGGATCCTCTTTGCGTGGGTTGTAAGGAGCGAATTTGATTTGCGATCGCTTGATTACGACCGTTTCACTCTGATTGTATTTGGGCTGCTGCTTTTTCTGCGTCATAACGGAGTAAGATATTGCGTGACAGAGGAAATACTTTGTAAATCTTTTCGAGGTCTTGCGGATAGTGTTGGCGCAGGTAATCGAATACCTCCGGCAAAAACGTCAGACCTTGCGATTTGTTCTTGTTGTAGGATATGGGCTCAGGCAGTTTCTTTGCCTTGATGTAGGCCATGACGTCCGATTTCTTCCACTTGGATAGAGGATAGATCTTGTTCGTATTGCTTATGGCTTCATTTTCATATCCGCGCAACATAAGACAGCGATTCATTCCGTCCGACTGTTTCATACCGTAGAAAGAGTAAGATATTCCCGTTTCCATCCGAACGGATTCATCAAGGTCTTTCAACGATAACAGCTTTACATTGGGATTAGGAATGCAGTATAGCCCGCAACGGAGAACGCGCGTCAATGTCCAATGGGGGATTTGCAGAATGGTAACGTTGGAATAACGGGCTTTGATGGCTCGCAGGTAGTTGTCGATGTGGTCGAGACCTTTGACGAAATACATGAACACGCAAACGATCTCTTTGAAGTGCGGCGCCATCAGGTCGAGCAATACCTCGCTGTCTTTGCCGCAAGAATAAAAAAGGATTGCTCTATCCGTTTTTTGACGGACAGAGGCAATCACTTCGTTTGCATGGTCTATCGGGGTCATGATTAACCTGTTGCCATGCCAAAGGCGGCGCGAATGTCGCGTGCACGACCGGCACGATTCGTCGCACGACCGCCTACTGTACGATAACGAACACGGCTAGCGCCGGTCGTCCGATTGATTCGATTTCTTACTGAATTTCGAGTGCAGCTTGAATTTTAGAAGTTTGACAATATGATTTAACCTACGGAAAGGCCTCGGGCGGCAGATTGCCTAGCTCTTGTATATGCACTGGTCGCCCTTGCATACCTATTCGCAATAACACCATTTCGGCCACCCATATTTGCGAGGCTACTTAATCCTACAGCAGGATTAGGCGTGCGGCGTCGCAATTCACTCGTTATACGGCTGTATTGCGCGTCAAGCTGAGTTGCTGTTTTTTGTCTTCGTCTTCGAGTGCGGCAATGATTCTAAGGGTTTAACAATTCATTTTCTCGATTACCTTGCCGAGGTGGTAGTCGATCTCGGTCATGGTATATTCGTTACCGTTGTGCTCGTACACAATCGGCTCTTTCGTCTCTTCGTCGCAAACATCTACCAGCTCGACGCCTTTGACTTCGACCAGCGCGCCGGGGCGATTCTTTTCGTAACCTACCCAGAACTGTATGGCATCGTAGTGGTTGATAACCGTATCAACGCCCTTCTCGCTGTCCCACGCCGATTCGGGCACGTCACTGTCTTTCTTGTAGACTTTGCCTGTGTTGTTGTCTCGGTATGAAATGTATTTCGTGTTGGTCGGGCGTACTTCGCGGGTCTCGACCGTTTTTTCACCCGACAAAATGGCGTCGAACCATTTTTGTTTGATGATAAGCGTTAAAATTTTCATAGCCGTAAATTTCATTAGTAGCGGGGGCAAGAATCGAACTTGCGCCTGCGGGACACTAACCCGCCGTGGTAACCTCTGCACTACCCCGCATATATCTGTTCGATGCAAAAGTGGACACGTTCGGCACATTATGCAAATCTTACTATTGAATTATTTATTAAAAATACGATTTTTTATTGAGAGCTGCAATTTTTAAGGTCTTTTCTTCACACACCCTTTGCAGCGGATAATCTCAAGCACTACTGCGTCATATTTGACGATCAATAGGCTGTCGCGATTGTTGTCTGCACCTTTGTAGGCTTTACACCCACACTTCAGCCGCGTGCGGTGACATGTCGCGTCCGTCAATTCGAATGCCTTTTTGAGTAATGTCAAATCGCTGCGTTTTTCTACGTACATCGTTGGTTTCATATATTATATAACTTTTACAAAGTTGAACATTCTGAATGACCGCCAGCCCTCGGCAACCGTATCGTAATAGGTTACGAGGTGTTTGTTAGGCTTACGGTCGTCACCTTTTGTTTCGGGGCATAAGTCGTCCTTAAGCGTACCGAATGCCTGTCGCAATTCACCCGTACTCGATTTGAGGTAGAAGAACTGCACGATGCCCGCGCGCATCTTTATCTTCAATTTGAACACCTGCCATGCCTTATGCAGACACTCAGCAAAGGTTACACCCGTCGCGCGGCACATCTGCCACGCCGTGCGCATGATGATGGAAAGGTCGGTTCGTTTCATTGTTATATAGGTTAAAAGTTGGTTTTTAGTTTGAGTAGTCGCAAGCACTCTTTCAACTCGCTGTCTGTGTATTTCTTGGCGATCTCTCGTGATATGCCGTTTGTGTTCATTGCGATTTTGATCGCAGCCTCTCTGTTCACCTTGAAGGATTTTCTTGTCTTCATAGCTTTTCAATTTTTTCAAATGTAACATAATACAGCCTATTGCCAACGAGTACCATTGCGATATTCAGTTTATCGAACTGTCCTCGATATTCACCAGTATTGCGTCCGAATCTCACCGGGTCGCCAATTTTTATGTCTTTCATATCTTTCATTTTTACCACCGGCGGCAGGTGCCGCCACGCTTCGGGCCTGAGGTCTGTTTATAGCCGCCCGAACGGCTTTATTCGTCGAGGTAGTAGAGCAGCAGTTCACAATCTTCAACGTGCAGAACTCTCGTAGGTTCGATTTTTTCGAGTTGCAAAGACAGTGTATCGTCTTTCTCTGCATAGATGTACGCCCACTGGCCTTTCAGTTCGATTTCTTCTCTGGTGCCGAAATAGGCGACAGTATTATCTACGTCTTTGACAAGACCCCAGCTGCCATTGTCCATACCATCACGATTGATTGCGTCGATCACTTTAAATGCAAATGCGTTCATAGTTCTATTGTTTTAGACGTTTATTCAATAAATCAATTAGTTGATTTCGCTGACTTTGCAAGGTGTGAAATACATATCTCTTTCGATGCCAAGACCAAAGGGGCGAGTTCTAACGCGTTGAAGTTCATTCAGTGACACATAACCATATTCTCGCTCGCCCATATTGTCTAACAATGCGAAGAGAATGTAGTCGTCGTCTTGCTTCTCGCCTTCGAGAATGTACCACGTCTGACTGCCGCAGGGGTTGAAGAACTTGCAGATGACCTGTGCCTTGCCGCCTTTGCCATCTTGTGAATAAATGGGGTACTTTGCCAACTGCTTCTCAATTGCTTTAGTTAAGAGTTTCATGGCCGTATTGTTTAATTGTTGTTTTGATTTTTTGGTGCAAATATAAATGATATTTTGATATAATGCAAATATTTTGAGATAAAAATTTAATTGACACTAAAATTTTTTGCTGTTTATATGAATATCAATATATTTGTGGCAAATAATACGTCAAAATGAGAGTTAAAGAATTATTGAAGGAACGAGGAATGACCGCAAAAGAGTTGGCGGCGCGTCTCGGAATGACTGAAACGGGGTTAAGTATTGCAATTGGTGACAACGGAAATCCGCCGTTAAAACGATTGCAAGAAATAGCCGATATTTTGGGTGTTGAAGTGCCGGAACTTTTCGCCGCTTCGAAAGAGGGAGCAATCACGTGCCCGCATTGCGGGAAGTCGATAACCATCAAGGCAGAATAACCTCAACGATACCTACCCATGGAACTACAACCTATCCAAAGCAAGATTTACGAAATACGGGGCCAGCGGGTGATGCTGGACCGTGATTTGGCGGAATTGTACCAAGTAACAACAAGCGCTCTCAATCAAGCGGTAAAGCGTAATATCGAACGCTTTCCGCCCGATTTCATGTTTCAACTGACAGATGCCGAAACTGAAAATTGGAAATCACAAATTGTGATAACCAATTCCATCACGATGGGTTTACGCCGCAACCCCTATGCGTTTACCGAGCAAGGCGTTTCTATGTTATCGGCTGTTTTGAAAAGCTCCGTTGCCATACAAGTAAGTATCGCTATTATGCGTGCTTTCGTAGCGATGCGGAACTACATCACGACCACGACGACAGTAACGGCCGAGTTGGCCGAAATTCGGGCGAAACTGGCGTTACTGGAGCGGGTGGACGCCGACAATGCCGAGGCGGTCAGCGATCTGTCGGAAGATATGCGCAAGGAGCTTGATAATATCTACAACGCTATTGCGGCGTTGTCGGTCAAGATACCGCAGGCACGCAAACCCGCCCGCAAAATTGGATTCCAACAAGCGGAGCAAAAGGCGGAAGAGTAGCAACGTACCCGACGAACACAATCACCTGCCCGAAGTGCGGGACGGTGCTGGAGGTAAAAGAAAAGGAATAAATAAAACTACATTCCTATGACACAAAAGCAGGCCATACAGTTGTTCGAGGACCGCAAGGTGCGCACCGTTTGGGACGAGCGGACGGAGACGTGGTATTTTTCCGTTCTCGACGTGATCTCCGCTCTGACGGACACCGTGAATCCGACCGATTATTTCAAGAAGATGCGCAAGCGGGATGAAGCGCTCGCCTCGTTCGTGGGGACAAATTGTCCCCAGATAGCCATGAGGTCAGAAACGGGAGTGATGCGCAAGACGCTGGCCGGAGATGTGAAAACCGTCCTGCGGATTATCCAGTCGATTCCGTCACAGAAAGCCGAGCCTTTCAAGCAATGGATGGCGCAGGTGGCAAGCGACCGCCTCGACCAAATGCAAGACCCTGAGTTATCTATTGAGCAGGCCGTAGCCGATTATAAACGCCTTGGATATTCGGATACATGGATTAACCAACGCTTGAAAAGTATCGAAGTCCGTAAACTTCTCACTGACGAGTGGAAACGCGGGGGCGTTGATGGAACGCAATATGCCACCCTTACGGACATTATCACGAAGGAGTGGGCCGGACGTACCACGAAAGCCTACAAACGTTACAAGGGGTTGAAAAAGGAGAACCTGCGGGATAATATGACCAATGTCGAACTGCTGTTGAACTCATTGGCCGAGGCCTCTGCTACCGAACTTTCCCGAAACGAAAATCCAATAGGTTTCAAGGCCAACGCCAACGTCGCCAAACGGGGCGGTACAGTAGCTAAAGTTGCCCGACAACAACTCGAAAGCCAACTCGGACACTCTGTCGTATCACCCCTCAACGCTCGGCAATACCTCGGAACGTTGCCCGACAATCCGCCACCCGAAACAGCGCACCTTACTTCAGCGGTAAAATCGACGAAACCGATTACATGCGACACCTCAAACGAGGAGGAATAAATAGTTCTCAACTTAAAAACACAAATGAAACTAAAGTAATAAACGCATCGAATTCGATGCGTTTTAGAATATGAAATGTAATATGGAACCGTCTCTGAATATTCGATCATTTCGAATAGGCAATTTAGTGTATAACCCCCATCTTGAGCGAATTGGGTATATTGCAGAAATTACGCGTGCAGACATGACGTTATTTCATGGTGAGATGCTAATTAAGGAAGCCGGATTTTATCATGAGATTTTAGATAAAGTAGTATTATGAGATGTTAGGCCTATACGTTTGACTCCAACGTTATTGGAAAAATGCGGCTTTGAGAAAGAATTTAGCGACTGTTACCAACGATTTGACTACTATATCATCCCCCGTGTGATATGCTTATCTCCTAAAAAAGAAGGGTTCTGTTGGCAGGTGGAAGACGAAATCGACGATTGCAATGTGGATGTGCCCATAAAGTATCTGCACCAGCTCCAGAATATATATTTTACATTGACCGGAACGGAGCTGAATGTAGAAAAGATATATGATGCGAGAATGTAAAAAGCCGAGGGAACTCGGCTTTCTGTTTATCATTTCAAACCGACCGAATCAAAAATAGGGTACGGTTCGATATGTCATTTTCTCGGTTCATGATTGAGGCGGGATTGTGAGTTGATTATCTTTTTTAGTCGGTCTCGACCGCAATACCTCCAATATCACGCGGTCGCCATCAAGAATCAGCATCCCGTGCCGACGGGGATCACCACCTTTGGTGCGGTGCTCGGCCTCGCATTCGGTGCGGATCCGGACACAACGGAAACCTGCGGCCTCGAAAGCCGATCCGATTAACGATAAGTCGCTGCGCTTGGATACATATACTTGCTTGTTCATAGGTCAATCTTTGGATTGCGGGTTCGTAACACTTACCAACTGAAACATTGCCTCGGTAGTATCGGAGAAGATGTTGTTGATATTGGCCAGCAAGCATCGGAGAGAGGTAAGCTGAAGCGTCTTTCGGCACTCTATGATATTGCCATATGGATCCCAAACGCCGCGTATCTTCACGCCTCGGACGACCATTGTGCCACTCACGCCCAATACGGTGGTCTGGGTTACATCGCGCAGCACTTTGTCGATCTTGACGGGCAAACCGCACATCGTGCAATACGAGTTGTCGCCAAGCATAGTGTCGAAATCGAACTCTTGCGTATTCACTTCTGGAAAAATCATCATCTTATCCATATTATTTTCTGAATTTATAAGTTTGCTTTTTGAATATTAAATTATAGATGCCGATAAAAACGTCTTTTATGTTGGCATAAAAGATTACTACATTAACAAAAGCGCATAACCCCATAAAGAAAGCGACAAAAACAAGTGTCAAGATTTTCCAAAAAGGAAGTTCTTCTGTCAATGAAGGATGGGCAGACCCAAGTTCTACCACGTCAATTAGCGAGAGAGTTGTGAGTGTGAGGCATCCGATTGCGAATATTAGGCTTGCAACACACTCCCAACAGGACAATTCGGAGCTATCGTCCTCATTGTCTTGGAAACGTGTTTCCATGATTATTTGGTTTTAGAGTTGAACATTTCGATACTGCCTTTCGGCTTAAATTCTCCCTGTTGATTTGGGACACTTGCCGCTTCGATGCGGCTCATACGTTCGATGCGCTTTTTCATGGATGTTTAGCAATAAAAAACTGCGTTACGAGTTGCTCGGCCTTCCATGCAAGCCGTCGGGCGTTTCCGCTACCGAACTCGACGCAGTTAGATTAAACTGTATGGATAGATACAATATATCCGATATTGTGGACATATTGTATCGCATGGAAGTTTAGCAATGCAAATATAATGATTTTGTAGGGAATAACAAAGGCGAGATTTATTCTCGCCTTTGTTTTGAAACATATATCCTATCTGATTACTTTTTTTGAAGTTTTATTTCCAGTGTTGTATTATCTCCTGCTACACCCATAGACACTTCGGCAATTCCGTTTGAGATAGAATGTACTTTGTATCTGTATAATTCTTCCCCGTCTATATAAGTATATATCATATCCCCTTCAGCTTTGTATGTTCCTGAACCGTTGCCAAAATACCCGCTTCCCGAATATGTACCATTTTCATAAAATACAACAGAGAATGCAAGATTTGTGTGTGGCGGTTGGGTTATATCTATCCATTCGCCGTTACTTTGTATGGCAATTCCCTGCCATGTGCCATAAAGATTCTCAATGTCGAACTTGAACGATTCTTGCTCATCCTTTTCACATCCCGTAAAAGTAACTGCACAAATAACAGCCATCAAAAGTAAAAATTTTTTCATAACATAAATTGTATTGGTTAGATGCTGCAAAGTTACAAAATTCCCCCCCCCGCAAAATAATGAGCCTATTTTTTTGAAGTTGTGCCGAAAGTTCCGAGGTTTGTAAAAACGCTTAAGCTATGATTTTTATTTTGTTTATCCTTATTACTATGTTTGTCGTGGTAATTATATCCGAATACCGCTTCAACAAGATAATAAAAGCCCACGATAAACGAATGCGCCAGATGTTTTCCGATATTGAAGAGGCGTGTAAATAGACTTATTAAATTACGAATTTTCCTACATCAAATACCGTTATGTTATTAGTACTTGGAATTGGGCTGGTAGCACTGGCCGTAAGCGTTTATCTCATATATAGGGATATTGATGATATTAAGTATCATATAGAGAACGATATATCACGTATGCGCAAGTGAGTATATAACGTCATTGATAAACTGCCAAATAGTTATAATACCGGCAAGGGCTGCGATTACGATTCCGATGAATTTTATCGCATTCGTAATCTTGCCTCGTCGTTGCTTGCGGTATATAGCTTTTGTCCCTCCGTTATCAAAGTATAACGGAGTGTAGTCTGTTGTCTGAATGTGCGAGTGAACATCCTTAATATATCCTTTCTCGGATAGCACGGCGATGATTCGCTTGTATTGAACCCCTTGATAATCCTCTTGGGATAATATATACCGGACATTAAGGTCTTCCATCAGTTTATCGGCGACCTTTATATCTTCTTTCCGCAGTAAGGTTTCCAGATGCAATATGCTGTTTAGTTAGTTCCACGTTCTATTTTCGGCGGGCCGGGCCTCTCCCGCCGGATTTGGGGCTTCCTTTATTTCAGATAAAATTTAACGGTTGATATGAGTTGGTCCGATAGTTTGTAAATGTCAGTAAGTGCTGTAATTAAATGTTTTGTTCCTTTCTTTTCCTCGTCAAACGTTTCAACATACTTTTTCCCTCCGTTGAAATGCAAGCGACAAATAGGCTTTCGATTGTTATCATCGAAAAGGATAGCGAAATATGACTGCGCATCCCGATCTACGACCCGATCAAGATCAACGGTATTACAGAGAATAGCTCGCACGATGTAGAATCCCATAAGTTCTTCATCAGTGGTCACTATCTTATTTCCATCTTGCATATCCTCTTCATTTGCAACCGATTTCTCCGTGGAGACATTTGAGGACACCTCGACCGACGGAACGTCAGGCGTAATGGCAGATTTAAGCCTTTCGTTTATATAGTCATTCGTGTACTGTTGAAATGCCCGTTGAATCATCGGACGGAACTCGTCAATGATGTTCTTTGTTACCACTCCGTCATAAACCTGTTTAGTCATAAATTTCACAAATAAATCGGATGGATTACTACTTTCCTTGACAATCAATGACCGAAGCGCATTTATGTACTTCATTTCTGTGGCGGAATTGAGTATCATATACGTATTATACTGGTCATGTCGGAATTGCTTCAACTTCTCAATATGGCTATCCTTTAAGTTAAGCATATCTATCTCAAAGAACGGCTTATCGTCCATTTTGTTAGGAGTGTCCAGATCTGTATAGAACTGATAGTTGATTCCATTCGTTAGTACTCCAAATTTGGCCTGCGATACATGGTAGTAGCGGAATAGTTGCGCCTTGTATTTGCTTAAGTCAGCCGACCAATGTTTACACTCAATTAGCATGATCGGCTCGCCGTCCATACATACGGTATAGTCGATTTTTTCGCCTTTCTTCGTTCCATAGTCGCAAATACATTCGGGTGTAACCTCTTCCGGATTGAAAATATCGTAGCCGAGTGCTTGCAAGAACGGGAGGACAAATGAGGTCTTTGTTGCCTCCTCCGTCTTTACATTGTCTTTGAGTTTGCCGACGCGCTCAGCAAGGATTAGAAGTTCGTCTTTAAAGTCCATAGAGTTGGTTTATTTTGAATTATTATCGTCTATATATTTGAGCACGAGTTGTAGTATTTCTCCGTTTTGACGGATGATTTCTGAATTTTGGGTCAATATTATTTCGTATTGCCGATCTCTTTTCTCGAAAAACGAGATGAATTTTTGATCTTCCATACTTGAAATAGAGGGTTCGCGATTACTATAATATAGTAGTATGTATTTAGCATTTGCTTCACTCGGCTCTACCTTGCCACTTAACCATTGACCTATAATCGATTGGGATAATCCCGTGTCCTGCGATATACGATTTCCCTCAAAAGATCGGTTATGGTGTAGTAGTTCTTCTGGTGTTCATTTTTGCTCCAGGCATCTTTTTCGTCATGGAACTGATTTGAATGAATGAAATCAAGCGCATAGCGCTTGTAGCTCTTTTGCAAGGTCGATACTTCGGCCTTATAAGTTTCATGGGCTTGTTTGACCAACCGGAATAGCCCTTGTGTTCCGGTCTGCGCTGGGGTCCACCGAGACCTGAGCATCGCTCTTTTCAAAAAGAGAGAGGTGCAAAGATAATTTCTTTGTCATGGACTTAAATTTGAATTATTGTTATTTTTCTCCATTATTTTGGAGGTATTTGTATCACGCTTTCCCACTTTGTTGTATTCATTCGCTATATGCTTTAACTCTGTATCGTATGTGTTTAACAATCCATTCTTTACAAGCGAATGATAGTTACAGACCATATTTTGCCGATTGGGTACTTTTTCGTTCTGTAAACGGAAACAATACAAGCACTTCACCCCTACATCTAAAGGGTTGTCGGCCTTGAACGCTGAATGAACGAAATATATGAGTTGCGACTGTTTTTTTGTCCATACTACAGGCTGTTTGAATTTAGGTTCGTCAAAAATTCCGTTAAATATACTGAAAGTCGTATTCGAAGCGATGTATTTTTCATTGATAAGTAGTTGATACATAGTATATTTTTCTTTATGGCTATGGGTATTATGGAATATGGGTTTACCTAAATATGAATAGGTAATTCTCTTTTTAGTTCTGCATTGAGAGTGATACTCTCTATTGATTGAATCTGTCGCATATAGCCTTCAGCCTCGTATCGTACCGGTCCATCCATCCCGCCCGTTTGATCCAAGCGAAGCCCGTCACGAGGCTCGCCTTATGCGGCTTCTTTCCGCCGATGCGGAAACAGCATTCGCCCTTGATCCATAAATTCTTCCTGTTGAACCGGCTGAATGCCTGGTGGATGAAATAGGACAACTGCCGCTGGGTTTTTGTCCATTCCACCGGACTTTCGAACCTTGCCTTGTCGAAGATACTGCCGAATGCCTCGAATGTCGTCTCCGGGGCTATGTACCCGTATTTTACCAAATCTTCGTACATGGCCCGTATCTCCTCCTCGCTTTGCGGCACATAGAACGTTGCGGCTTCGTGTACGGGTTCGAATCCGGCAAAATCCACTTCGGGATAGAGTGCCCGGGTCTCTTCGTAGCAAACGGTATTGTGCTTGGGGATACGGCAGGTATTGAACCGTTTCCCGTTCTCCCTGTGCCATTGTTTCTCAAACAGGACATACGGGCTGTGCAGTTTGCATAGGCTCGACACCGCATAGGCGATGACTTTCAGTTGCAGGGGGGACGTCTGCGGAACGGGTTGGTAGTGTCGGTCCAGTATGCCCGCATCGACGGCTCTTTGCAGCAATGCAGCCACCCGTTCGTTGGCTAACGGCTCTATCAGATCGCCGTATTTCTCCCTCTGCTCCTCGCTTCGGGTATCGCACAACGACGACAGCGTTCGCATGTGCTTCACATAGTCGTCGAGTATCTTGGCCTCTTTCGCCCCGATCTCCTTCCTGCAGCTTTGCACATACTTCTCCACCATGTCGGTAAACCCGATATTGGCAATCAGACGGGCCACCTGCGGGGAAGCGTCCAATTCCATGTACCGGCATACCTCCTGCGTCCATTCGGCGATATGTTTCCATTCGGGGTCGAGCGCCTCAAATTCAACCTCGTCGTCCGCATCCAACTGGTATTTCAACTCTCCGATGATGCGGGTAATCTTTACTATTTTTATGACGGCTTCCTGTCTTGTCATACGTTTTCTGTGTTATCCGATGTCGGGAATGAGCGACACGGCGTTCTGTTTGTTCTTGTCCAGCACCTTGGCGTATATTTGCGTCGTCGTCAGGAACCGGTGCCCGAGCAATTTCGATACGGTATAGATGTCTGCGCCCAGGTCGAGCATCAGCACGGCAAACGTGTGCCGGGCGCAGTGGAAAGTCAAGTTTTTGTTGACGCCCGCCGCCAGGCTCCAGCGTTGCAGTTCCAGAGAAGTCCATGATCCGTAGGTAAACCCCGTAAATACGATGTCGTCCGGATTGCCTCTTTCTCCGAGATATTTCTCCGCCTGCGAAGAAATGTCGAGGTATTCCTGTCCCTTGGTTTTCCGCTGTTTGAACACGATCCGCGTGTACTTCCCGAATTTCTGCACTTCACCCCATGTCAGTTTCTGTATGTCGCTTTTACGCAGCCCGGTCAGACACGAGAAGAGGAACGCACGTTTCAGTACAGGGTAGCGGCAAGGAGTCGCTGCCAATTTCTTTACCTCGTCCAGCGTCAGGTAATCGCGTTTGACTTCTTCCTCCTTGAATCCTTCGATTCCGCGCAGCGGGTTTACCGGTATGATTTGGTCGTCGTATGCCTGATTGATGCAAGCACGCAGCTTGTTGAAGTAGGATACCTTGGAGTTCTGCGACAGCCCTTGGAATGTGTCGCGTTCACGGCGGGGTCCGACACGCTTGTGCGTATCTTTCTCCACGTTGTTCAGAAACTCTTTGAATCCCGTGATAAATTCCGGTGTTACTTCCCGGAAGGTGGTTTTCTCGTCGCAATAGATTTCAAGGTAGCGGAGGCAGCTTCTCCAGTTGCCCCAGTTGCCTTGCGATTCCGGATTCTTACGCCGTTCCTCCACCATCTTGCGATAGTATTCCAAAAAGGGCGTGTTCTCCTTGAACTGGCGCGTGAAGGTATATTCGCCGTTCTGTATTTCGATCAAACGTTTGGACTTGACGGCTTGTGCTGTAGCCAGCGTTTGACGGTTCTGTTCGCGTTCCAACGGAGTTTTGGCATCTATCAGGTAGAGCTTCAAATACTCCTTGTGGCGTCTGCCGTTTCTACAGATGTCAAGATACAGGCTTACGTTGCCGTTCGACAACTTCTTTTCCCGAAGCCTGACGGGTTCTTTTTGGGTAGTGGTCGTTTTAGCCATAGTCTGCTTTCTCCTTTTAATAATTATACGAAGAACTCTTTTATTGCTGTATCCCGTTCCCGGGGGACAGTTTTTTGTCCCCCGCACTCTTTTCGGGGGACGAACTGGGGACAAAAATACAATAAAAATGAGAAAACAAACAAGACAATCGAAGAAAAAGAGAAAATGAATTATCCTCCGAACGTACTGATATATTGTGATTTATAGGTAGGGTATTTGCTCTTCTTTAGCTCTTCTTTTCACGGCATCATTTTCCGGAGGGGAATACGAGAACCATTCGGGTGGTATGAACCTGTTTGCCCCCGAAGGTCCGGCAGTGGACGCCGAGGAGGAAGCCTTCATCCGGGCGATGCAGCGCAAGAAGAAAAAGAAGAAGCGCAAGGGCTTGGGAATGTAATCGAAAATATCAACAATCAAAAAAATAAATGTATGTCACAACAAGAAGACGATTTGAGGGCATTGGCGAAAATCATGGATT